TGACGGTAAAAGACTCTATAGAGTTATGAATAAATTTATTACAATTAAATATGAATACGAAGGAAACGAAGAGGAATATAATCCAAGCTGGGCAAAAAGCGGTTGAAGAACTAATTAAGGTAGCAAAAGAACCTATTGTAGATTCAGACGACGATATATCAGCTGATAGATTAAAAAACGCCGCTGCTACTAAAAAATTAGCAATATTTGATGCTTTTGAAATATTAACTAGAATACAAGAAGAAGAAAATTTACTTGAAGGTAAAACACCTGAAGAGAAAAAACAAACTACTTTTAAAGGATTCGCAGAAGGTAGATCTAAATAATGTACGAGCAAAAATTAGTAAAGGTTATAGAACCTATAAAAAAAACAACAATCACACGGATGAACCGTGGTAAAAAATGGAAATATGGATACAATAAAGAACATGATGTTATCGTTATATCAAAAACTGGTAAAATTGGGGAAATACTTGAAATCCAAAACTTGCGCATTGCTTTACCATCTGTGCCCATGCAAGTACATAGATTGCAAGAAAATAAGTGGCAAAAAATAGAATATCCAAAAGAATTATCTAGACTAAAAAATATATTTGACTGGAGAGCTTATCCAGACGAACATAAAGAAAAGTGGTTTGATTATATAGACGAAGAGTTTAAACGTAGAGAAGAAGGCTTTTGGTTTATGAATAATGGTAAGCCAACTTACTTAACAGGTACACACTATATGTACTTACAATGGAGTAAAATTGACGTTGGTGCGCCAGACTTTAGAGAGGCAAACAGACTGTTTTATATATTTTGGGAAGCCTGCAAAGCTGACAAAAGATGTTATGGTATGTGTTACCTAAAAAACAGACGTAGTGGTTTTTCTTTTATGTCAAGTGCAGAAACAGTTAATTTAGCCACTATATCAAGTGATAGTAGATATGGTATACTTTCTAAAACAGGCGCTGATGCTAAAAAAATGTTTACAGACAAAGTGGTGCCTATTAGCATAAACTATCCTTTCTTTTTTAAACCTATACAAGATGGTATGGATAGGCCAAAAACAGAATTAGCGTACAGAGTTCCTGCTAGTAAGTTTACAAGAAAAAAGATAACGTCTAATGAAAAGTTAGAAGATATAAAAGGTTTAGATACCACTATTGATTGGAAAAACACAGGTGACAATAGTTATGACGGTGAAAAACTAGCTTTACTTGTTCACGATGAAAGTGGTAAGTGGGAAAGACCTGATAATATATTAAACAACTGGAGAGTTACAAAAACTTGTTTAAGATTAGGTGCTAGAATTGTTGGTAAATGTATGATGGGTAGCACTAGTAACGCTTTAGATAAAGGTGGTGATAACTTTAAAAAACTTTACAATGATTCGGACGTTACAAAAAGAAATCGTAATGGACAAACAAAGTCTGGTTTATATTCTTTGTTTATCCCAATGGAATGGAACTACGAAGGCTTTATTGACGAATACGGAAATCCAGTCTTTGATAGTCCAAGTAATGATGTTGTCGGACCCGACGGTGAATTAATAGACGTAGGAATAATAGAACATTGGAATAATGAGGCTGAAGGTTTAAAATCAGACCAAGATGCCTTAAACGAGTTTTACAGACAGTTTCCACGTACTGAAGAACACGCTTTTAGAGATGAAACTAGAAATAGTATATTTAATCTTATAAAAATATACGAACAGATAGATTATAACGAAGAAATGTCTAGCTCTTTAGGTATTTCAAGGGGTAATTTTCAATGGGTAAACGGTATAAAAGATACACAGGTTATATTTTATCCAGATGCAAAAGGTAGGTTTAAAGTAAGTTGGACACCGCCTCAACATTTACAAAATAGAATTATTTTAAAAAATGGTATAAAATATCCAGCTAACGAACACATGGGTTCTTTTGGTTGTGATAGTTACGATATATCAGGAACAGTAGACGGTGTTGGTTCTAAAGGTGCCTTACATGGTTTAACAAAATTTAGCATGGAGGACGCACCTGCTAATGAGTTTTTTTTAGAATACTTGTCAAGACCACAAACGGCTGAAATGTTTTTTGAAGATGTTTTAATGGCTATAGTTTTTTATGGTATGCCAATATTAGCAGAGAACAATAAACCACGACTTTTATATTACTTAAGAAGAAGAGGTTATAGAGGTTACAGTATGAACAGACCGGATAAAACGTGGAACAAATTATCTGTTGCAGAAAAAGAAGTAGGTGGTATACCAAATACTAGTGAAGACATAAAACAAGCACATGCAGCCGCAATAGAGATGTATATACAAAATCACGTTGGAATGAAGCAAGATGGTACTTTTGGTAGTCTTTGTTTTAATGAGTTGTTAAACGACTGGTCTAGATTTGATATAACAAAAAGAACAAAGCATGATGCTTCAATTAGCTCTGGTTTAGCGATAATGGCTAATAATAGACATTTGTACGCGCCAAACGCTAAAATAGAAAAACCAAAACTAAATATAAACATTTCTAAATATAGTAATTCAGGAATGAAATCACAAATAATAAAATAATAAAATATGGCAGAGTCTGGCATGAAGAGTTATTTTCCAAGTCAAACCGTTAGTGATGCTGAAAAACTAAGCTATGATTATGGCTTAAGAGTAGGTAAAGCAATAGAACAAGAGTGGTTTAACAATGATAGAAGCTCTAACAGATATAAAACAAATCAAAATAATTTTCATACTCTAAGGTTATACGCTAGAGGCGAGCAACCAATACAGAAGTATAAAGATGAGTTATCTATAAACGGTGATTTGTCATATCTTAATTTAGATTGGAAACCCGTACCGATTATATCAAAGTTTGTAGATATAGTTGTTAATGGTATCGCGGAAAGAACTTATGATATAAAAGCATATTCTCAAGATCCTTTTGGTGTAGCTAAAAGAACTGAGTATATGGAAAGTATTTTAAAAGATATGCGATTAAGGCAGTTTAACGAAGCTGTACAAGATCAATTGCAGCTTGATGTTAGACAAAGTGATATTGAGCAACTTCCAGAGACTAATGAAGAATTAGAACTTCACATGCAGTTAGATTACAAACAATCTGTTGAAATAGCTGAAGAACAAGCTATAAATACTTTATTGGAAGGTAATAGATATGAGTTGATTAAAAAGCAATTTTACTATGATTTAGCTACTATAGGTATTGGCGCTGTGAAAACAGGTTTTACAACTTCAGAAGGTGTTACAGTTGATTATGTTGATCCAGCAAATTTAGTTTATTCTTATACTGACTCTCCTTATTTTGATGACATATATTATGTTGGTGAAGTTAAAAGAATACCTGTTAACGAACTAGCAAAACAGTTTCCGCATTTAACAGGAGAAGACCTTGAGTATATAATGAAAAACAAGGGTAGTATAAAATCTAACTACAACTCAAACTCAACAGTAGAAAAAGAGGATAGAAATACTGTTCAAGTTTTATATTTTAATTATAAAACTTACATGAACGAGGTTTACAAAATAAAAGAAACAGCAACTGGTGGCGAAAGGGCTATAGAAAAAGATGATAGTTTTAATCCACCACAAGATGCGCAGGGTAACTACGGTAAGGTTTTAAGGTCTATAGAGTGTATGATTGATGGCGCTAAGATTTTGGGTAGTGATAAATTACTTAGATGGGAGATGTCTAAAAACATGATGCGTCCTAAAAGTGATTATACTAAAGTAAAAATGAATTATGCTATTGTTGCGCCTAGAATGTATAATGGTAAAATACAGTCTTTAGTTAGTAGAATAACCGGTTTTGCTGACATGATACAGTTGACACATTTAAAGATACAACAAGTTTTATCAAAAATGACACCTGACGGTGTTTATTTAGATGCTGATGGTTTAGCTGAAATAGACTTAGGTAATGGTACTAATTATAACCCACAAGAAGCATTGAACATGTTTTTTCAAACAGGTAGTGTTATAGGTAGATCATTTACGCAAGATGGTGATATGAATCCTGGTAAAATACCAATACAAGAAATAACATCTGGTAGTGGTGGTAATAAACTACAAGCACTTATAGGTAACTATAATTACTACATGCAAATGATAAGGGATGTAACTGGGTTAAACGAGGCTAGAGACGGTAGTACACCTGATAAAAACGCTTTGGTTGGCGTGCAAAAACTAGCAGCAGCAAATAGTAATACAGCAACAAGACACATATTACAATCTGGTTTGTTTTTAACAGCAGAAGTTGCTGAGTGTTTATCTCTTAGAATATCTGACATATTGGAATACTCACCAACAGCAGATGCATTTATACAAGCTATAGGTGTTCACAACTCAGCTGTTTTAAAAGAAATGTCACAATTACATCTTTATGATTTTGGTATATTTATACACTTACAACCGGATGAAGAAGAAAGAATGATGTTAGAGAATAACATACAAATGGCGTTGCAACAACAAATAATAGAGTTAGCCGACGCTATTGATCTTAGAGAAATTAAAAATGTAAAACTAGCTAATCAGTTATTAAAAATTAGAAGAAAAAAGAAGTTAGATAGAGATCAAGCTTTACAAATGCAAAACATGCAGCAACAAGCCATGTTAAATCAACAAGCGGCACAAGCTGCTGCTCAAACTGAAATGCAGAAAAACCAAAGTATAACTGAAAACCAAACACAGTTAGAACAAGTAAAAGCTGGTTTAGAAACACAAAGAATGCAGCAAGAAGTTTTGCATAAAAAAGAATTAATGGAGTTAGAATTTAACTACAATATGCAATTAAAAGGTATTGAAGTTGAAAGTCAAAAAGAAAAAGAAAAAGAAAAAGAGGATCGTAAAGACGAAAGAACAAGAATACAAGCTACTCAACAATCAGAACTAATAGATCAAAGAACAACAGGTAAACCGCCTAAAAAATTTGAATCTGCAGGTAATGATATAATGGGTGGTGGTTTTGATTTAGGACCATTTGAACCTAGATAAATTTATTAACTATTATTATATTATATTATGGAAGAAAACAAAGAAAACGTAGCAGAGGTAGCTACCGAAAAACCAAAAGTTGATGAAAAAGTTGATCAACTAAAGGTTAAAAAACCTAAGATGAAAAAAACAAAAGGACCAGAAGACAACATATATAAAGTTGGCTTAGACAAACCAGAAAAAGAAAATGAAACCAAAGAACAAACTTCAGAAGATAGTGTTAACGACGAAGGAGCTGTTAAACTCGTTGAGGATGCCACAGCCACACCGGAACAAGAAGAAGTACAACCGGAAGTTGAAGCACAAGAACAGCCAGTTTTAGAAGAAATAACTGATGAAGAAGTAAAAGAACAAGTTGAAGAACTAGAAACAAAAGTTACAGATGCTATTGTTGAATCTGAAGAGACTGGAAAACCATTACCAGAGTCTATAGAAAAACTAATTAGTTTTATGGAAGAAACTGGTGGTGATTTAAATGATTATGTAAAGTTAAATCAAGATTACAGCAATGCTAGTGAAGAAGATTTACTTTTTGAATATTATAAACAAACAAAGCCTCATTTAAGTAGAGATGAAATAGATTTTCTTATGGACGATCAATTTTCTTACGACGAAGAATCTGAGGACGAAAGAGATATAAAAAGAAAAAAACTAGCGTTAAAAGAGCAAGTTGCCAACGCTAAAGCCTACTTAGACGGGCGAAAGTCTAAATACTACGAAGATATTAAAAGCGGTACTAAGCTTACAAAAGAGCAGCAGGAAGCGATTAATTTTTTCAACCAATATAACAAGGAGTTAGAAGAAAACCAAAAGGCTTCAAAACGAAACACCGAGTTTTTTACACAAGAAACCAACAAGGTTTTTAACGACAAATTCAAAGGTTTTGAATACAACGTCGGTGATAAAAGATACAGGTTTAATATTAACAATGTTGAAGACGTAAAAAACACTCAAAGCGATTTAAACAATTTTACTAAAAAGTTTTTAGATAAAAACATGCGTTTATCAGATGCTGCGGGTTATCATAAGTCTTTATATACAGCTATGAATGCCGATGCAATTGCAAAACATTTTTATGAGCAAGGCAAAGCCGATGCTATAAAAGAGAGCGTAACTAAATCTAAAAATATTAGTATGGAACCAAGACAAGGACATACTGAAATTCAGACAGGTGGTGTTAGAGCTCGTGTTTTAGGTGAAAACTCTTCTAGTTTTAAGTTTAGAATTAAAAATAACAAATAACAATTAAAAACATTAAATTATGGCAATTACTGCAGGTAGTAGTCTTAATAGTGTACCTGCTCCAACGCAGCAAGCACTACAAAGTAACTACTTAGACTTAGCGTCTACAGCCGGACAAGGTTGGGCGCAACAATACTTACCAGATCTAATGGAACAAGAAGCTGAAGTTTTTGGAAACAGAACTATCTCAGGTTTTCTTGCTTCTGTAGGAGCTGAAGAATCTATGACTGCTGATCAAGTTGTTTGGTCAGAGCAAGGTAGATTACACCTTTCTTATAAAGGTCATATCGCTCATGGTGATAATCAAATTACTGGTACTAACAATGGTTTTACTTTTGAAATCGATACCGATATCGATGGTAACGCTGTTGCTACATCTTCTATCGATCACGGTGTTAGAGTTAACGACATGGTGTTAGTAGCAGACTCTAGTACTACAGTAAAAGGTATAGTTACTGAAATATCAAATGATCAAGTAGCTGTAGCTTTATATGACGCTGGAAACACTACGGCAACTGGTACAAACGCAGGTTTGGCTGCTGGTTCTGGTGATTCAGCTACATTACTAGTTATCGGTTCTGAATACAGAAAAGGTGACAATTACCAAAACTCTGATACTCGTCAGGCTAATGAGCCACAGTTTACTTCTTTCTCTAACAAACCAATTATTATAAAAGACTTCTACCAAGTATCAGGATCTGATGCTTCTAGAGTTGGTTGGGTTGAAATCGCTTCTGAAACAGGTGCTGCAGGTTACATGTGGTTCTTGAAAGCTGAAGCTGATACAAGAGCTAGATTTGTTGACTACTTAGAAATGACGATGCTTGAAGCTATTAAAGGTGATACTGATCAGTCTACTGTTGACGCTTATTTAGGTGATACTTCGACTGATAACTTTGGTACTCAAGGTTTATTTGATGCTATCGAAACAAGAGGTAATATCACTACTGGTGTTACTGGTACTTCTTCTCCTGCTGATTTAGCTGAGTTTGACGCTATATTAGCTGAGTTTGATGCTCAAGGAGCTATTCCAGAGAACATGATGTTTGTAAACAGAGCTACTAGCTTAGCTATGGATGACATGCTAGCTTCTATGAACTCTTATGGTGCTGGTGGTACATCTTACGGTGTATTTGATAACTCTGAGCAAATGGCGCTTAACTTAGGTTTTGCTGGTTTCAGAAGAGGTTCTTACGACTTCTATAAGTCTGACTTTAGATACTTAAACGATAAGTCAACTAGAGGTGGTATTAACTCAAGAGACACTGTTAACGCTATTAGAGGGGTATTTATCCCAGCTGGTGTTTCTTCTGTTTATGACCAAGGTATGGGTATGAACATGAAACGTCCATTCTTACACGTTAGATATAGAGCTTCTCAAACTGACGATAGAAGAATGAAAACTTGGGTTACTGGTTCTGTTGGAGCTGCTACATCTGCTTTAGATGCAATGCAAATCCACATG